AAGTCACTAAAAACGATGCTGGATTTAACCAGTGGGTGTCCTGTGTGCCCACAGACGGTTCAGGAGGAGATACTACGTCTGCAGTCTCGAATTCTAGCAAGTCAAGCACGAGCACAGCTAGCACTGGACCACGCACTTCTACTTATGAGACTCCAGAAGAACGAGCAACGAGACAACGACTGATTGTTCGTCAATCTAGCATTACAGCATCTCTAGGTATCCTTTCTCCTGGCTCTAAAGGTCCATTGGATGTGCAAGTAGTTAAAGCCCTTGCAGAGGAGCTTACTGATTGGGTGTTTGAGAAGGCTGATTTGTTTGATGAACCAAACGATATTGAGGAATAAATATTCGTAATATCATTGATGCTGACACGTTAGCATTTGCCTCCGCTGTAATGGCGGAGGGTATGGCCTCTACTCAAGCTAACTGGAATGCAGATCAAGCAATTGAGAAGCTCTGTGCTAGCTTGAATAGTAACAATTACACTTTGTATTTGACAGGAGATAATAACTTCCGTTACAAGGTGTTTCCTGAGTATAAGATTGGTAGGCGTAACACACCTAGGCCAGAGCATTTACAATCTGTAAAAGAGTACCTAGTTAAAGAATATGGTGCTGTATTATCAGATGGATGTGAGGCTGATGACTTGTGTGGTATTGACCAGTGTACTGCTATAGCTAATGGAGAAGATACACGTATAAGTCATATTGACAAAGACATTGATATGATTCCTGGCTTGCACCACAGCCCTGCTATTATGCGATTAGGTGAAGTCGTGAGACCAGAAAAGTTCTACATAGTTACACCTACAGATGCCATTAGGTTCTTCTATTATCAGATGCTAGTGGGAGATTCAACAGATGGAATTAAAGGGGCTAGAGGAGTTGGTAAAGTAAATGCTGCACGTATACTGGCTGATCTCACAGAAGAAGAAGATTTGTTTAATGCAGTGGAAGCTTATTACTCCTGTGAAGACGAAATGTTACTAAACGGAAAGCTTCTCTGGATCATGCGAGAGAAGGAAAAACAATGGGAGATTCCAAATTTTACCTAGTAGTTCAAAAAATAAGGGACGTGCCGGTCAGAAATTAGCAAGGGATATTATTCTAAAATACTTCCCTAATTTACATCCTGACGACGTTCGATCTACCTCAATGGGCCAAGGCGGTGAGGATTTACAGCTAAGTCCAGCAGCGAGAGCAGTACTTCCTTATCAAGCAGAAGTTAAAAATAAAGCCACCAGTCAACTACACACATATTACTCTCAGGCTAAAACACACGGCGCTTACGAGCCAATAGTGTTGGTAAAAAAGGATCGAGACATTATGCTTGCCTCTGTATCAGCCGAGCACTTCTTTTCATTGTTGATGGAGTTAGGTGAGTTGCGTAAATTAGTTACTAAGGGGAATCAAAATCAAGATTGACGTTAAGGCAAAAGACGAGGATGGTAGCATCCTGTTTGAAGGTAAGCTTAATAGTAAGGAAGTTAGTTTCTTGTTGCAGTACAGTATCAACGATCTAATAGCAGCGGGGGTGATGTTTAATCTAGATGAGCCAGATGATGATGAAGACAATCCTAATATGCGTATCAAATGGCCTGAGGGTAGTTTGAGTTGAGGATTTTTGTACTTCCTGATACTCAATGCAAGCCAGGGATTTCCACAGATTATCTGAAGTCTATAGGCAATTTCATTATTGAAAAGAAACCAGATGTAGTTGTACACTTAGGCGACCATTGGGATATGCCCAGCCTATCTTCCTATGACGTTGGTAAGAAATCATTTGAAGGTAGGCGGTACGTCAATGATATTACTGCAGGCAATGCCGGGATGAAGAACTTACTGTCGCCGATTGAAACATATAATGCGCAGCAACGTAAAAATGCTAAAAAACAATATAACCCACGGAAGGTATTCCTACTTGGTAATCACTGTAATCGAATCAATCGGGCAGTTAATGACGACCCTAAAATTGAAGGTGTTATTGGTATCAAAGACCTTGACCTCACTGGTTGGGAAGTTCATGACTTCCTCAATGTTGTGGTCATTAGTGGCATTGCCTTTAGTCACTACTTTATCACTGGGGTGGCTGGCCGTCCTTGCTCTACAGCTACTGTTCAACTAGCTAAAAAGCATATGTCCTGCATCTCTGGGCATCAGCAAGGTTTACAGATAGCCACGGGTTATCGTGGTGACGGTGTTCCACTAACTAGTATCATTGCTGGTTCCTGTTATGAACACGATGAGGATTACATGGGGCCACAAGGTAACAAGCACTGGAGGGGCATCTTGGTTTTGAACGACGTTCAACCAGAAGGTTCCTTTGATTTGATGCCAGTGAGTTTAAAATATTTAAAGGACAGATATAGTGAGTGATGACACAGAAACATTGGTTCAAAAAATCAAACGAGCTAATCATATTCCCTGGGATAACCCATATCAAGGAACTGACAAAAAGGTGCTGTTTGTTTGTAGCGCAGGAATTCTACGTAGCGCTACAGCAGCACGACTTTATGCTCGAAAGCATAACACACGTTCAGCAGGTAGTGCAGACTATGCACTTATTCCTGTTACAAACGAGCTTCTGCTATGGGCAGACGAGGTTGTCTTTGTAAATGCAGAGAACCACGAGAATACATGTGCTGAATTTAACTTGGATGCTTACGAAACAAAAGTAGTTGTCTTAGATATTCCAGACCGATATCCACATATGGCACCTGAGTTGGTGTCGCATTTTGAAGAGCAATACGAACCACTATGACAATTTCTAAAGTATGGCTTGAGCAGCTAGACAATCATTATCTTATTGGCGGCCTTGATAGTGACAGGCCAAAGAAAACTGCTAATGATACGCAACATGGCGGAACCCATTACAAACAGTTCAAAGGCTGTGAACCATGGGATGTGATTACTGCTTGGAAACTAGGTTATCTAGACGGTACAGCATTAAAGTATATTGCCCGCTGGCGAGATAAGGGAGGTGTTCAAGATTTGAAGAAAGCTATTCACTTCCTTCAAAAGACTATTGAAGTAGAAGAGGAGAAGAATAGTGGAGTATCTGGAACTGCTTGATAAACTGAAGCATGTAGACGAAGTGATGCTTATGGAGTTGCTTGAGATCACTAGTGAAGATATGGTAGAGAAGTTTTCTGATAAGATTAACGAGAATTTGGAACGGTTGTATAAGCACTTAAATGGGTAATAAATGAAAGTAATTGTTGCTGGGTCACGCGATGGTTTTGTAGCTAGGAATGTGTTTGAGGCTATCGAAGAATCCCCATTCTTTGGTAAGATCACAGAGATTGTATCAGGTGGTGCTAGAGGTGTGGATACAGATGGTGAGACTTATTCCCGTAGTCGAGATTTACTATTAAAGAGATTTCCTGCTGATTGGAACAAGAAGGGTAAAGCTGCTGGCTTTATTCGTAATGCTGAAATGGCAGAGTATGCAGATGCTTTGGTAGCTGTGTGGGATGGGGAGTCTAGAGGTACAAAACACATGATTGATACTATGCAAAAACTTAATAAACCAGTGTATATTTATAAGCGATAATGGGTAAGACATACAAAGAACTGTATGCTCAGGAAGCACTGAGCAAGAATCACGGTAAGTCTGTTAAGTTTCTGAAGCGTAAGCAGCAGGAAATTGAAACAGCACGAGAAGCTAAAGAAGAACTTAAAAATCATAATGACAATAAAGGAAGCAACCTTGAATCTGACCGACTACCAATCTAAGGCAAGTACTTTTGCCCTATCTGTATCCCCTCTTGAACGTGTCTTTGGACTGCTAGAAGAGGCTGGGGAAGTAGCAGGAGCATTTAAACGTATGGAACGTGGGGATTATGATATGCCCACGTTTGGTGAGAAGCTTGCTGGAGAACTAGGCGATGTACTGTGGTATCTAGCACAGATTTGTAGTGACAATCAATGGTCACTTGAAGATATTGCACAAAGTAATTTGGATAAATTGGAGAGTCGTAAGGTTCGTAGTATGATTTTAGGGAGCGGGTCAAATCGTTAAATTTAGGACACAATTCGGTGAAAACATCTTTAGATTCAAGTACGCTCAAGGGCCAGGAGATACCTGGGATAAGCTTGCCGATAGGCTCGTTGAAGATGTTTGTGGAACTAGATGGGGAACTCTGCCAGCACTCATGTCAGATGGAGATCGCAAGGAGCTTGCAGAGCACATTAAAGCAATGCGGTTTATTCCTGGAGGACGATATTTATACTACGCTGGGCGGCCATACAAAGCCTACAATAATTGCTATTTATTGCGAGCAGAGGAAGACACAAGAGAAGAATGGAGCAACGTAACATGGCGCGCTATGTCCTGCTTAATGACTGGTGGAGGTATTGGAATTGACTACTCCCGACTCCGACCAAGTGGAAAAGCTCTTGGCCGAACTGGGGGAACTGCGAGCGGACCTATCCCACTTATGTTTGCTATCAATGAGATCGGCCGAAATGTTATGCAGGGAGGATCGCGCCGTTCTGCAATCTATGCTTCTCTCAATTGGGCACATGAGGATATTGGTAAATTCCTCACTGTCAAGAATTGGGAAGACTCTGTAAAGGCAGCAAAGGAAAAAGACTTTAACGCCCATGCTCCATTGGACATGACTAACATCAGTGTTAATTATGATGATGCTAGTTTAGTTGGTGGACTTGAGAACAACCCTGTCTTTTTACAAAATGTAAGACAGGCTCTTGAAACAGGTGAGCCTGGATTTAGCTTTAACTTTGGGGATAAGCAGAATGAAACACTCCGTAATGCTTGCACGGAAGTTACTTCAGAAGACGATTCAGATGTATGTAACTTGGGAAGCATCAACTTCGGAAACATCTCCGGTATCGATGAGCTTCGAGATGTGGTTGCCCTTGCGTCGAAATTCCTTGTATGCGGAACTTTACGAGCTGACTTGCCCTATGAAAAAGTATATAAAGTGCGAGAGAAAAACCGTAGACTCGGGCTTGGGGCGATGGGTCTTCACGAATGGCTCCTAAAGCGAGGGTACAACTACGAAGTAACTCCAGAATTACATGAATGGTTAAAGGTATATAGGGATGAATCAAAACGAGCGGCTGATGAGCACTGTGACCGTTTCTACATTAGCAGGCCAGTTGCCTATCGAGCTATCGCTCCCACCGGAAGTATTGGAATTTTAGCCGGAACTTCTACTGGAGTTGAGCCGATTTTTGCAGTTGCCTATAAAC